CGTCGTAGATGAAGACTTCCGTGCCGTCCTGACCGGAGTTGCCGCTGTTGCCGAAGTAGATGCCCTGGACGAACTCCCACTGGAGGTTCCAGAGGTCTTCCAGGCCGCAGACGGAGACGTGCGTGGAGTCGGTCTGTGCGCCGGTGATGGCGACAGTGCCCGTGGCGTCACCGAGGCTCTTGGTCTTACCGGTCTTCTTGAGTTCGCCGGTGATATTGCCCCAGTCGTAACCGGCAGAACCGCCGACACCCTGGCCGATGGAAGCCTGGGCGTTCGCATTGCCGTTGGCCTCGGCCAAACAGAGCATGGAGATCCAGCGAACGTGGTCGTAGTCCTTGAGGCCCCAGTTGGAACCGAAGGTCTGGGCAGCGTTCCAGTATTGGGTGATGGTCTTGGACGAGGTGTCGAAGTCAACGCCGGAACGGGACACCAGTTTGCTGCTGGTGATGGAACCCTTGTAGGCGCCCAGAACGATGCGGTTGCCGTTGTCGGCGTTACCGATGTAGTGGGCGGAGATGGGGAACTCGGAGCACCAGAGGTAAGGGATGCTGGTCTCCGCGTCGGTCTGCACCAGGTAGTACAGACGAGGAGCGATAACCACGATGGAACCCTTGGTCTCGTCCAGGGTCGTGCCGTCGGCATAGATGCCGGAGTTGTTCGGGTGCAACTTCGCGGCGCGGCCGTTCGGGTCCATCAGGTAACGGCCGATCTTGGCCTTGTAGGATTGCCAGGCTGCGATGTTTCCAACGAGGCCCCACGCAGGCGACGTCTGGGTAGCATCCTTGAGAGGGACACCCCACGCCACCTGGTGAAGCAACTCGGCCTGGCCTTCATTCATTGCAGTCTCGAAGTCCTCCATCGAGATACGGCGGATGGCGCCGTTGATCTCGACCAGGAGGCAATTCGATTTCAGCATGGAAGTTACTGCTGTCGCATTTGCTAAAGGTTTGTTTGCCATAAGGTATTGTATTAGGGATTACATAGTCCATTCGACCTCAGAGACCACAACCACGTCCTTCTCAACGCCGTTGACGTCAGTTTCCGCCGTGGTGATAGAGACGAGGTTGGTGGCGCCGGTGTTCTGGCCGGAAGCAGGGACCCTCTTGCGGGACACCCAGCCATCAGGGTCCATGACGTTCGACACCCATTTGGCACCGGTGATGGTGGTCAGTTCGGTGTTGGTACGAACATTCACGACGTATGCCTGGAGGTAAACCGGCTTGTTGGCATCCACCTCGCGGTTCGGAGTGCCGGTGGTGGACCCGTCGCTGTTGCAATAGCGGTGCTCCACGTGGTAGTCGTCCAGAGTGTCGATGATGCGGATGCCGGCGCGGTACACCGGAGCGGCGCCACCTTCATACTCGGACTGGCTCTTGTAGAACTCGGCGATGAACAGTTGCGTTCCGTCCACGTCTGCCCGGGTAACGGTGATCTGGGTCTGGCCCAACTTCTCGGACCAATGGGTGTCATCCTTGAACCACTTCACGTAGAAACTGTTCTGCGTGAGGCCGCCCAGGTAGAGAGCGGTCTTGACGGTAGTCTGGGTGACGAGGGCCGTCAACTGCTCGGAGGTGGCATTGATGGTGCCGAAGTAAGAGGATGCGCCCACGATCTGAATCTGGATGTCGATGCTCTTGCTCAGGTCGTACTCAACGCCGGCCACAGTGGCCACGCAGGAGTAAGTGAGGGAGTCGGATGCGACATTGGTCGTGCTGGCCAGGTCGCCGATGATAGCCAGGGCACCGTTCGTCGCCATAGCAAAGCGGTCGTCCTCGGTGGATTTCGTGTAAACCACGCCGCCGATGGTGACGGTAGAGCCGGTGAATGTCAGGCTCACGTTGTTGTACTTCCAATGGTGATAGCCGAGCGTCACGGTGTTGCCGCGAGCAGACGTCACCTGAGGAGTGATGATAGGAGTCACCTTGCCGGTGCCAGTTCCCCATGCGGGAGTGACTACACCAGACTCGGGATCGACGCCCTGGAAGAGCGGAACCCCATTGGTGCCAAGAGTGATGAAGAAGGTATCACCGTTGCGGAGTCGCTTGACCGTGATACTGTTTTGTGCGCTGTAATTATCCATTACCAGTCTCCTTTTTTGATTAGTTTCTCGATTTGATCAAGGGTATAGATGGTCCCGCCGATTGCCGTAGCACGATCCTCCAGGGTCTCGCCCGGGATGATGTTCAGTTCCTTCTCGTCGAAGATGATGTGCTCGCCATTCCGCAGGCATCCACGGATGGACAGCCCTGCCTGGGCTGCCTGCATCCTGTCTGCGATGATGTATTTCATGGTTAGTTGATAATTAAGATGTTTCCACTCTCATCGACGAAGGGGTCGGTCCCGTCGGTTGCCACTTCGTAGGCCGGCTTGATTTCGCCCTCCACATACACGTCCATCCAGTCATCCTCATAGGTCCTGCCGATGCCGGTGGTCTGGATGAGGAACAAGGTCTTCTCGCCTTCATGGTGGGCCATCCTGGTCTTCTCAACCGTGTCCGTGAACCAGTTCATCTTGATGATGCTGCCGGGGCACTCCACGACGTTGCCGTCGGCGTGCGCCATGACCTCATCGTACCGCTGGATATCCGAAGGCATGATAGCGGCTCCGTTGGTAGGCTCCAGGTTGTAGTTCGGATAGACGCGGTTCACGGAGAACTGAATCTGCGGGTTCGGGCGGGTGCTGTCGGTGAGGACGGCGCGGACCAGGTAATCGGCCTTCGTGATGAGTCGCAGATCCAGGGTGAAACCGGTGTTGCTGAGCGCCAGCACTTCCGGGTCGGCCGTGGTCAGTTCCGTGAAGGAAGAGACATTGTTCACGCGGTAGAGTTTCAGCGTGAAGCCAGTTGTAATCACATCGGGACCCCTGTTCACCGTGACGGCGATGGCTCGCTTGTAGGCGTTCTCGTCAGTGGCGGCCGCCTCGGAGGCTGCGCTGGCCGAGATGATGTCGTGCGCCACCTTGTACTCGTACAGGTGGAGTTTGTCCTTGAAGGGATTGTACTGGATAATCTGGTCGTCACCGATGCTGATGCTGTACGCATCCTCGGAGACGTCCTCCGTGGAGAGGATGAAGGGGTCCGTCTTCACGGGGTTCAGAGTTCCCAGACGGGTGTCGGCCACAACGCCTTCAAAGCGGAGGCTGTACTGCTTCTCCGGGGGAACGTTCACACGGATGGTGATGGCGCCACGGTAGTTGGAACTCGACGTGTCAATCGAGTATTTGGGGTTGCCAAGGTCGTTGTTTCCCTGGAAGTCCGGGTGCTGCGAGATCTCGATGTCGTCCACATACCAGTGCATCTCCGTGAGGAGGTTATTGGCATACTGGTTGTGCCAGGATCCGTCGGAAGCCGACGCGAACACCTGGGGCCAGAACTCAGAGCCGGTGGCACGCCGGTCCGGCTCATACTCGGCCGGAGACACTCGGCCGTTGTAGGTCTGCAAGGCCGGGCGGGTGGGCGTCAGGCACTCCACTGAGACGGCCAAATTCAGGGGAGCGTAGTCAACCCTGATGCGTTTCTTGTTGCTTATCATATCGAAAGAGTGTATTCGGTTTCAGTATCATCTGGCATCAGCACGCGAATCGTGAACAGTGTGCTCACTCCTATTTCGGCCAGGTCGGAATAGTTCGCATTGTGTACAATCTCAATCTCGCCGGCGAAGTTCCTCACCTTGGGGAGGAGTTTCCAGGCTGCGTCGGCCACGGGGTCCCCGGAGTCTCGCTCGATCTCCCACTCAATCACATCATCTGTGTGGTCGTCCCATCCCTTCATGACAGAGCACCGGACGTTCAGAGACTCTCCGTAAGCCAGCGTGTCCTGCCCCTCCGTGTCAATCTCGATGCGGTACGGCAGTTCCTCGAACTGCTTGATGGTGCCTGACATGTAGATGTTGTCAAGGTAGGCGGAGTAGCCGGACATGTTCAGGCCGAGCACGCTAAGATTCGACAGGTCGCCGAACTGGGCAGCGATGTTCTGGGCCGTGAACTCCCAGGAGTTGACGTCTTTCAGGTAGCGCTCGTAGGTCCTGGTGGAGTAGCGGCTGGTCTGACGGGTGGCGTCAGAGAAGTTGCCGTAGGCCACGAAGTTCATCTGGGCGCACGGGTGGTGCGCTTCCGGATACCTGGTGGACTCTGGACGGATGGCATAGCGGAAGCAGTGGTTGTCCTGGGCCAGCAGTTCGGTCACGCGGAAGTAGGTCGTGTAGAAACCGGCGAACTCAAAGTTTCCGATGCCATCGTCGGAATCCAGATTGGCGTTGACGGACTGGTCGAAGCCATCATGGAAGATACCCATGCAGATATCATCGAGCGCGATGAGACCGATTTCGCCTTCCTCCAGGTGGAGGTAGGCTATGCCGGTATTCAGCATATTGCCGTTCTCATCGTAGTCCGGATAGACCTGCTCAATGATGCCGCCACCAGGAGCACGCCACTGGTTGCCTACCTGCACGGAAGTGCGGTTGTAGCGCAGTTCCGGGACTTCCAGCCAACGCCGGAGCGTCAGGGAGTCCAATTCGCCGTGGCCATACTCGTCGATGTTACCGCCCATGCCGGCCAGACCTTCCGCGTAGTCACCGAAGGAGGTGCCGGCAGCCATGTTAATCTTGCCGACGGCCGTGTCTTCGTGCTCTCTGGACAGGTAGGATTTCGTCTGGGCACGGACTGCGGCCTGTGCCTTCTGCACGATGTTGTTGACGTTCGCGATGATCTGCTCCGGAGACAGAGACTCCGAGCCGGAAGACCGGCCCAGAACATTCTCCGAAAGCACAACCTCGACATTCGGCAGCATCTTGGCACCCATGTTCCAGGTGATAGTCATGGATCGGATGGCCAGTTGCAGAATCTCACCACCGGAGAAACGAGGGTCGTAAATCTCCATGACAACTCCGGTCCTGAGTTTGCTCATCAGAGTCTCCGACTCATCCTGCTCCAGGGTGTTGATGCGCACGGGGTCCAACTGCACAGCCCAGGTAGGGTTGGCGTAGGACTTGGCATCCAGGGCGGCCTGCTTCGTCTCGTTCAGTTTCTTCTCGGCCCATACCACATAGAGGTGCGGCATGTCGATGCCAGTGAAGAAGAAGTGGTCGCCGGCAATAGGCTTCGGGCTGGTGCTGTTCGGCAGCATCTTGCCCGTGGAGTCAAACTCGGCATCAGACTTGGCCAGAATCAGACACCACTCGGACTGGACGCCATTGAGCGTCTTCGTGCGGTCAACGGTTGGCCAGTCCACGATGGTGAACTCATAGTCGCTGCTGGCCGACATCCAGCCATCAGAGAACGTCAGTTTCGCCTCGTTGCCAAGGCGGTCGCCCAGGATAGGCTCCCAGACGCGCTTCATGTACTCCAGGTCGGTCTCATTCGCTCCCTGCGTGGTCTGCCAGATATTCTTCACCCAGATCTTGAAGGTCATGGGGTTGTCGCCGGCATCAGACGCAAAGGACGAGATGAGGCGCACATTTGCCAATCCGACGGTGCGGATGGTCATCTTATTGGCAGGGTACGCATTGATAGCGGCCTTGATATGCAGGTGGTAGGTGTAACCACCCATGAGGGCCGTAATCGGGAACTCAGCGTTGTCGCTCTCGCGGATGGCCACCACCTCAGAATACTGGGTATTGATGGAGCAGGCGTAGGCGTAGTTCGGATATACGATGCCAGAGGTATCGTCGCCAAGATGCCAGTTGAAGCGGATTTCTCCGACACGGTTGGACGGCACCTTGAAAGCCGGTCCATCGAACTCGTAGTAGCGCAGGGATTGGCCGGCGGCGAAGTTCTGCGTCTTTATCATGTCGCCCAGGCTTTCCGTCTGAGACGCACCGCCGTCATCTCCGTCCGTGATGGTGCCGATGGCCACAGCCTCGTCGATGCGCCCGTAAGGACTCACGGTGATTCCCTGGATTGTAGGGAAGATCTCATCATCGTCGTCCAGTTTACCCTGGCGCACTCCATACTCAGCGATAGAATCCACGTCCTCCACGTACTCGACCGGCTGGAACTTGGTGTCCGTAAGGCCCTTCTGGTACGCCCAGTGCGACTGAATCTCGGCAGGCTCCGGATTGGCCGGAGTGGGATAGTCAGGATCTACGGGGCGGTTAGGGTTGCGGAGCCATCCCTTCACGTAGTATCGGAAGTTGATGTCCAGCAGACGCTCGAAGTACACGTTGGCCAACTCGGCGCAAGCATCAGGGTCGCCGGCGAAGGCCGTGTTGTTCGGGTCCTCCTTCTTGAAGTACCGGTAAGGCAGGTTCTGCTCACCACCACGGCCAAGCAACTGGTTGTAGATGTCTGCATCCTGCAACTGGCGCTCAATGCGGGTAAGGCCGCCCTGGTATCCGTACTGGAAGATGTGACCCTGGATGGTGCTGATCTGGGAGCCGGCCGTGATGTAGTACACGCCGTTCTCCTCGCTCAGGCTCCAGATGAGGCCATACACATCGTAGAGCGCCGGGAGGACGTCCCACAGGTAGGTGTACTCAATCTGGACCTCCTTGACCTCATCGGACAAGGTGGCACTTTGGTCAACACGTATAACGAACCGGTTGGCCCCGAAATAGTAGGCCAGTACCCGGTTGAAAAGTTCTATGAAATTCTGGGCGTTGAGGCGGACGGAAGCGATGTACTTGTCAACAATCACCGTTCCCTGGTCAGCCTCAGAAAGTTCGATGAAGAAATACCGCTTCAACTCGGCGATGGGGAAGGACTGGAACGTCAGATCCACCATTGAGCACCTGGAAGTGTTGTCCTTCGCCGCCTGTGGCGTATGGGTATTGAGGGTGAACTTTTCCCCCTTGTACTCCACATACCACTCTTCGCTCTCAAAGTCCGGGACGATATCACCGTCAATCCGGACCTGGGAGGTAATAATGCGGTCGCCCATCTCCTCAAAGGAAATGGTCGCCTGGGTCAGTGTCGCATAAGACGGAAAATGTTCGGTTATTCCTGGAATCATAAGCGCTAAACGGATTGCCCGCTTCCGCTCCCACTTCCAGCAGAAAGGTCGAAGTTGCAGAGGCTGGGCTTATTTACTCGGATAACCCATTCCACAACTACGACATCGTGTGCTTCACCAGTTGAATCCCTCCAAAAGTCTGTCGCAAGTGCTATCGGTTTCGGGTATCCGACGATTTTCACTTTCTTGTAATCGTTGTAAAACTCGACCTGGTTAAAGGTCTTTACTCCGGCAGAATCTTTCGTGTACAGGGCGTCGTTGAAGGCTTTGATCACACTGTTCGCGTTCTCCAAGGCTCCTTCGGCCTTGATGTAGAATTTAACCTTGTAGTCGAAAGGAGCATCAACGGTCTTCGGCAAAATGTTCTCACCCTCCTTCTCAGGGTAGGTGGTAGTCTCAAAGTCCTTAGCCTCGGCGCCGAAGCGGTGGTCCGCAGATACGTACCACAACTTCCAGCCGGCAATGGTGTCCTTGATTGTACCGGAGCCTATTTTAAGCCTTACCTTGATCATCTCCTTGGTCCTCCTGGTTGTAACGGCATGTGGCGCACTTGTCGCCATCTACTTTTTCCTCATGATTCAGAACGGGACAGCCGTCACCCTCGTTCGTGAACCTACACCAATTCGCCTGACGGATGGAACGGCGCTTGTCATCCAGTTTCCGCTCCAGATGCTTGTTGTACTCCCTCGTCTTCCTGTTCTCGACATCCTGGTCCGCGATGTACTTCTTCTGAATCATCAGAATCTGCGACACGTTCTCAAGGACGTCTTTTTCCTTTTTCTGCTTGGAGCGCCAGACGCTCGCAAACCAACCTAAGATAGCAGTAATGGCCGGAAGCGCTACATCCCGCAGCAGATCCAGTATGAAAGGGGAGTTCTCCATTATTTGACAGAGTGTTGAAAGATTTTACATTTCATCTCCGGACTTGAGCAAGGCTCAACCTTGTTCTCACCAAAGATGTACAGAGGAATGTTGATGGACGTACCGTAGCCCTCAGCACATTCAACACGCATGTCACAGCCGTTCGCGAAATAAAGCATCGGAATCAGCTGCTTCTCAAGATTCAACCCGGTCTTGATAGTACCGGTACAGTTGTGGAAAACATAGACCTGGTGGTCCTTCAATACTTCGCCGTCGAAGTGCTTGTCAATATAAATGCCAAACATCTCACAGCCGGTGAAATACTTCCGTAAGGTATCCATTCCCGGATAACCCTCCTCCAGCGCCCAGTCAATCGTCCGCTTGTACAAACCTATTGCCGTGGCCCTGGAAGTCACTTCTTCCAAGGCCCGGCGGTTCTCTTCGCACATGTGATGCGCGGAAGCCTCGCGGCGCAACTGCTTTTTCCACTCGTTATCCATCATAGCGCAAAGATACAAAAATTCTACTTTATTGCAATGCAGTGACTATTTGTATTTGCGTTCTTCGATGTGCGGACGCTGCGGATCATCTCGGTCAGCGATGCGATGTTCTCGTCCAGGTGCTCCATCTGGGTCCGGAATTTCTCGTCCCCGAAGGTGCCTGACGTGGTTCCGGCAGTGCTCGTGGACGCAGGAGCGGCGGCAGGAGTCGTGGAAGCCCCAACCAGGGCCGCACGGATGGCAGCAACGTCTGCGCTGATGGTGGGCACGTAGGACATGTAGAAGTTCTGAGTGTTGATGCCAGCAGCCAGGCCGTTGATGCTCTGCTCAGAGGCGCCAGCGATGTCCTTGCTGATGCCGGTGAGGTTGGAATCCAGGCCGCGCATGTTCACGCCATACTTTGCGAGGTTCTGCATCAGGGCGGTCATAGAGGCATTGGCCTGGTCGATGACGGTAGCAGACATGGCCGCAATCTGGGCAATATCCTGCTCGGACAATTCGCCGCCCTCATTAGCCAACTGGTCAATCTTATCGAACACGGGCTGGAGGATCTTCTGCATGACGGCGGCCGCCAGGGACTCAGTGACCATGCTCTGAATCATCTCCTTGAACTTATCCTTCATGGCGCCGGTGGTGGACGCGAAGGTCTGGTAAGCCTCAATCCATGCTTCCGCAAAGTCTCGGGCCGCAGAGGTGAGGTCCGTGCCGGAGAAGTGCTCAGACAACTGAGTCTCCATCTCCTTCAACTTCTCCTCGGCCTCCTCGATGTCGTCCAGCCATCCCTCAATCTTGTCCTCGTCCGTCTTCTTACCCTTGCTCTGTTCGGCCGCAATCATCCTATTGTATGCAACGATCTTGGCCTTGAGGACTTCCTGCTGTGCATTGAAGTCAGAGATG